TATCAATTTAGAACATTCAAAACAAGGTGAAAGGGTTACGTATATCGTAGATCCATCGGAACTCTGTGTACTCTTTGCCAGTTTTGTTATCGCATTGGCTTCAGCATGAAGGACGTAAGGCAGGGTAACCATATTCTCGTCCTCACAGATATTAGGAAATCCTGTAGGGGATCCATTATATCCATCAGAGATTATTGATTTATCCTTTACCATTAAACAACCAACCTGCATTCTTTTACAGTGTGAATTCTTTCCCCATGTTTTGGCCATCTGTAAATATATGAGATCATTCTTCATAGCTTTTAAATTATCCCCGTACAAAGGACTTCTTTGAATGGTATCGGAACGATCCCACGAGATGTCAAACGTTTTTCCTATTTTTTTGACGCTCCAATTTTTTATGTTAAGAAAATCTGGATTGGAGAAATCAAAATCAGCAGAAACTATTTCTCGACCTGCATAACACGATAGTGTAGATAACTCCATTAGTTTATATTTCTACAAACATAACTAATATACACGAGAAAAAAAAATATTTTTGGGTATTTTTTAGATCCTTCTAGAATCAGGTCTAAATGGCTGATCTAAAACAGAAACTGTTAATGTACCTTCTAGAAGACCTGCCATTCTGGTAAGTGCATTTTTTATATCCTGTATATCCTTATCGCTTCCCAGTCCGCTTTTATTTGATTCAGAAGATTCTGATTTTTTATCAGCTCCTGTCTTATTGTCTGTCGATTTTACGGAAGATACAGAAGATTCTGTTTCTGTTGCCTTTGTTTCTGTTGCCTTTGTTTCTGTTGCCTTTGTTTCCTTTGGCGCTTCTTTCTTTGCTAAGGCGGAAAGCTTTTTGATATTATTTACTAAAGCTGGGGTTTTCGTAGGTCCTTTTACAGGTTTAGCTGTTGGTGCTTCTTCAGACTTTTTACCAACTTTACCTAGATCTGCTTTAGATTCTTTCCTTTTTGATAGGACTTCGGCCAATCCACCTTTTTTATCTATAGATCCCTTTAGAGCGCTAAGACCTTTTTTAGCAAGTGGACTTGCTACGCCAAGTCTTTCTGCCGTCTTACCTGCAGCAGAAAATAAAGCATTTTCTGCCTTTCCTCCTATTTTAGAAAGTAGGGAAGATCCTTTAGTTTCTTTCTTAGAACTATCTTCTTCTAGTTTATTCTTTTTGAATCTAGAGAAAATTCTATTTTTTTTATCAGATTTTTGATTTTCACCTTCTCCCAAATTTTTAGGTTCCCCCGAAATTTTAGAAATTAACTTAGTTTTTAAATCTGATAACTTTGAAGATTTTTTTTGGTTTTCTTCTTTTTTAACATCATTGGATGCATCTTTCTTGAATATATCATCTGATGTTTTTTGATTTCTTTTATTATCTATAGATTTTTTAAGAATTCCTAATCCAGTTTTAGTTAAAGCACTATCTACACCAAAATTACCAGCAACTTTACCAGCTATACCAAATGCTGCATTTTCCGCGTTCTTTCCTATTTTAGAGAATATATCGGGGACTTTCTTTTCGCTAGCTGGCTTAATAGATTCTTTTTCCGGTATCTCTGGTTTGCTTTTTTTATCTAGCCCAATTTTAGTCTGTATTTCCTTAGCTGTAGTTTCCGCACTTATTTTTTTATCAATAACAATATCTTTAGATGGTTTTGGATTAACCTTAGAAAAGTCTTTGCTATTTGATTCTGTCAGTTTTTTATTCTGATCATTTGGATTGCTTACGGATTTATTTTCTGATTCTTTCTTTGCTGTTTCTGTCTTAATATTCTTAGCAGTAGTTTTTTCGCCGAGAAGAGCGCTAAGCATCTTATTTACATCTTTTAGTTGCTTGTCTGTTACGCTATCGTTTATAGATTTGTCCGTACTTGCCTTTATAGAGCTCGTAGCTGATTCTTTTTCTCTCTTCTCAGACTTATCTGTTGCGGCGGCAAGTAACTCAGTAGAGACGGTATTTTTCTTAATAGACTCGGCTAATGAGTTTATATTCCTACCTAGGTCGGAGATTTGGGAAAACAATTTTTGATTAGGATCTGGTGCCATTTAATTCGGGTATTATTTCTATATATTTCAATAAGATTACTTACCGAAACTAAACAACTCTTTGAATCCGCTTTGTGCTTTAATATCTGCGTTCTCAACCTCAATGGAATCATTAAGTTTATCTATCCATATCTGGTATTCGTAAAAGGGGATACTTTCAACCCACCCCGGATCTAGTTTATGTTCATTCCATAGTCTGAATTTAATATCAAAGAAGTTCTCTAAAGATATTTGAAATAACGAAAAGAGATCTGAGCCCGTCGGGAAATGTTATATTAGCGGTGACCTCCATATCACCGCATACCGGGCACTTTTGTTTTACCTCTAACTTTGTTCCCATTTTGATCCTTTGTGAAAGTTCAAAATATAAGCTAAACTCTTCCTTTGTCCAATAATCGCTTTCCTTCATTCTAGAAAGTATTGTTTGGTAATTTAGATCCCTCCATTCGCTAAACAGGAAAGGTGCTATATCAAGAAATCCCTCATCAACCACTATATTTTTATTAGCACATTCTGTTATAAATGAAGTTATTTCCTGTGTTACTCCTATACTAGGAATGTATAGCTCAATTGTCTTATCAAGTTTTTTAATATTGAAAACAAAACCTCTATTTTCTTCACTATAATATTTAGCAACATTTTCGTCAAGTTCATAAGAACTTAGTACCCCGGTTCTGAGTTCTATTCCTTCATTGAAAGGACATTCTGTGGTTTGGTTACATGATTTTTGTGTCTTAAGTATAATAGAGTTCTCACCCTTAACAAAGGTAAGATCCCTAATAGCCATAATTATAAAGAATCTATCTTCTTGTTTAAGATCTTTGTATGAAACTACACCTTCGCCATAAAATTCCATTCTACAGCACCTGTCTATTATGTGAGTTAATTTTTCCTCTATATCTAATTGATCATCTTCGTCAATTGTGGAAAAGTGCCTTATCTCTCTAACCTCAGCAGCTCTAATAGCGATTTTAGTTCCATCAGGATAATATTTACCTTCCGATGGTAATATTCCAACCGGTATATTTTTCCATCCCATTTCTAACGAAATGGGTTTATTTACGCTTTGTGCTTTACCTAAAGAGGATAGCGATGGTTGGTTAATCCCGGATTGAACTGGATTGGACATAGGCTGGGTTACCTGTTGTTGAATTTGTTCACTTCTATGTGATAGTTCTTGCACCGCAGAAACCGCATTAGTCTCGGGCATAACAGGTTGGGGATCATCATAGACTATACCTCCTGCAATTTCTTTTTTCTTAAGGATTTCTTCCGGCGAAATGTTATTATCCATTATTTACTTGTTTTTTATTATTATATAACAAAAAACAAAAAAGGAGACAAATTAATTCGTCTCCTTCTATATTTAGTCAATAATATAATTTACATGAATAGATCTTCCCAGTAATCGCATATCCATGATGTAGATATAGTGTAGATAGCTGGATTTTCGTAATCTAATTGCATATCGTTAATAGCAGTACTAATAAAACAAGAGGGTATTCTAATTCTTCTGAAAACGTCTCCTCTTTTATTAAAGATGGAGATAACCATAGAACCAACATAATCACTCTTAATACCCATAGCACCAGTTAGTGGATTATAAATCAAATCACTCCATTGTCTAAGTATCTTGTAAACACTCATTGAATTTACGTCATTTAAGTTGACCTCAAATTCCATGCTTAGGGTCATGTCACTCGTTGTTGGCTCCCCTGCAGCATATCTTCTTTGAGCAAACTTATAAGTTTGTTCAACGTTTCCGTTTGCTAAAATATCTACTGCCAAACCAGTTATAGACTTAACCTGCTGAGCTAAAATTGATTCCCCCTTAAAAGTCGTGCTAGCATCTACTATTCCCGACGGTGGCGTAAGCAAAACCTCAAATTGATTAAGATATACCGGCTCGTAGTTGTTTATTGCGGCTTTAGAATTTGTAAAATGTGGTAAACCTGCCATTTATTTTTTTATTTTTTTATAAGAATAAATCCTCCCAGTAATCAACTGCCCAAGTCATATCATCTACTTTAAATATATCAGTTGATGTGTAATTAAGATTCATTTCACTTATTGCCTTAGTGGGATAGCAGTCTCTGCATGTTATCCTTCTGAAAACGTCTCCCTGTTTATTGAATATCGAAACTACAACAGTACCAGTATAGTCATTCTTAAGACCCATTGCCCCAGTTAATGGATTATAGATCAGATCACTCCACTGTCTCAATGTTTTAAAGACATACATCGAGTTATCATCATTTAAGTTAACAGTGAAGCTTAAGCTTAAATCCATGTAAGTGTTGTCAGGTTTAGCTCCAGCATAGTTCCTTTTAGCAAACTTATATTTCTGAGTAACTAAACCAGGATTTTTATCTAAAGTAAGCCCGCCAGCCTTTGAAACGTGCTGAAGGAGAATCTCCCCACCAGCTACAGCAGAAGGAGGTATAATTGTAACCTCAAACTGGTTTAAATAAACAGGTTCGTATTTGTTTATTGCTGATAATGAATTTTGATAATGTGATAGTCCTGCCATATTCAGTTTATATTTATCTTAGTTGCCCAAAAGGCTCCAATTCGCATTATACGAATTGGATAAATCCTCCAGCTGCTATACCTCCTGTTCTTGTAACGGTAATTCGATTTATGAACTTCTGTATGCCTCTAGCAGGTTCGATAATAACGTCTATAACTCCCATATTCATATCAATGATTGCTGGGGTGTTGTTAGAAGCATCCATAACAGTTTGGTAGTTGTAGATTCCTCCGCCAGCTCTTACACCGTCTAGGTAGTTATCTACTAATGTTTTAATTTCCAGTCTAATTGAATCGTCATTGAAGTCAAATAGATAATTAGATAAAATAGATTGAACATCGCTTTCAACGCTTATTAAAAGGTCTCTTACGTGAACTAAATTGAATGCGGAGTTAACTTGCTGATAAGCAGTTTGATTACCAAATATTACCACTCCTATTCCTCTTCTCTTAATGATCGGATTAATACCAAATGGTTCGAGATTTCCTCTGTCCTCATCAGTAAAGTCATATTCAACTCCTACAATACTACCGCCTCCGCTTAGAATACCCCTTTTTTGACCTGCGATAATTGCATAAGGTTCACCAGTAGCAAATTTTCTAACAAAGTTATTAGATACCATAGCAGCTGGTGGTACGTTTAAATTTCTATTAGATTCTCTGATAGTGATATAAGGAGCGTAGAATGCAGCAAACTTAGATCCTTCTGCTTCACTAGGTAAGCTGAAAGTATAACTAGGATTTAATGATAAGTTACCGCCATCAGCAATATAAGCGGTATTTAAGCTTGGGTAAGGATTAGCAGCTGTAGGTGCATTAGTAAATCTAGGATCAGTGCTAGCTTGGAATTGAGCCATTGAAGGAGCGTTAATAAGAGCAAGTGCTTGCTGTCTAAGCATTGCCAATCTACTTAATTGTCTCTTAGATTCGCCTAAAATTTGGCCAGAGAAAGTATCTACTACGTATCTGAATGATATAACGTCTTTAGAAGCTAATGTCTTAGCGATATTAGTGTCGTACATAACATTAAGTATCTTTGAAATTCTAGCATCACTACCATTAGGTCTATGTGATTCTTTCATGGTAAATCCAGAAAGATAAGTGAAATCAAAAGATCTAGTGAATTGAGCTATCGATTGGAATTTCTGTACTCTTGACATATTTCCGTCTCCTGAATAGTAAAGAACAGGTCTAGCGCATATTACTTTATAAGTTCCTGATGTAGTTGTCGAAGCAACTGTAGTGATCTTAGCTAATCTGCTTTGTTGATTTCCTGTTGTGGGAACGCATATATCAAGGTCGGTACATACTACCAAATCTCCAACCGACATCGGAACGTTTCCGTTAGAGTCTTGTGTTACGTAGAATGATGTTGTGTCGATTTTAGTACAATCTACAAATTCATTAATTGATCCTTCTTGGGAGATTATATCAAATTTTTGGCTAGATACAGGGGTACCAATATTATTAGAAGCATAAGTGGTTCCGAATGAAGCTATATCATTTATGGTATTAGCAGCTAAAGAAAAGTTTGTATGTGATCTGGTATTAACATAATTAAATTGATCTCGATCAACTGTGCTTTCAAAAGTAAGATATTTAGTATTACCTACACCAGTAGAGTTTAACCAAATAATGTCTCCGTCTGCCACTTCAGTGTATTTAACATTTTGGAACAATGAAGATGCGTTATATGCTTGTAGAACAGTTGAGGTTCCGGTAGGTGCACTAGGTCCGGTTACCCCATTAGGAGTAGGAACATTAGCAACTCTATCTAAATAGTCGGAGTTACCGAATTGGTAAGCATTAGTGTAGAAATTAGGGT